TAAGAAACCCGGAAACGCCGGCGGTCCCATTCTTTTGGCCCTCCGACAAAGAAGCGTCCCTCGCTACGCTCGGTCAATTCCGACATTGCTCTGCCTCCGTTTCTATACTATCAGATGTTGAACCCGAAATCATCTGCGAACGCCAGGTCCATAATCACAGGATGACGGAACGCTTCGATATCGGTTGCATCATCGTAAACGACAAGGTAATACTGCCTGTCCTTGTCGTATTTCTTATTCTTGAATGTGAACCTCTCCCGGAAGATTCTCTTCTGCGGATCGGGATCACGGCTGTCTGCAATATAGGTGTTCTCGTTGGAAATCTTTTCGTTGTCCTCCGATATGAAGTACATCTTGTATATTGTCTTCTTCACGGTATCACTGACCGCATCGGACTGGATGAAGTCCATCGTAGTGATCAGGTTCGTGATCTTCTGTACGATGCTGACAAGGGCGATCTGCACCGGTCTTGTCTCCATATGACCACGCTCCATCTTGATTTCCAGTACCGGAACCAGCATTTCCTGCGGAGAAGAACCGCCATGCACATAATTCTGGCCTCCACCGGCGACCTTGAACACATTGCTGCTGACCGGGAAAGAAACCACTTTTGCATCATCGTTATCCAGGATTCGCCCCATGGAGATATTCTGAACGCCTTCGTCGATTACCGGCTCCTGTGCCACGATGAATCGACGGTTGATAAAGGCTTTCTTATCGCTAATTCCACCGATTTTGTCGCTCTCAGATAACTTGTCCCGCTTATAGATAAATCCATGATCCGAAGTAACAAGGAAATGATATGTATTCGCATTCGTGGAGATCTTGCGGATCAGATCCATGATCTCCTGAATCGCCTCTTCACAGGCCACAAACACTTCATCTTCTGTAGTCGCCTTATCTCCACGAGCATCAATCTGGTTGTGGTAAACATAGACCACCTGCTTGCCCGTGAAGATATCGCGCAACTCATTCTTTTTCAGCCCCTTGATGTCATCGAACTGAACGCAGATGCCGTTTTGCTGATGCTTTTGCAGAACAGTCTGCCGTCCGGCAAGATCGTTGCAGAGAACATCGTCCGCCAGTACACGGAAATCATCCGTCATAGTCAGTGTGTTATGCGGGAGCAAGGACGCCATACCAAGCCTCGTATAGGAGGGAAGTACCGAAATCTGCACATCCAGCTTGGCCGTGCATTTCGGATCATCCGTCATGCGGCGGAACAGTTCCTGCCCCACCTCATAGCGCATGGCATCGGAAATAATGACAACCGTTCTTTCCTTGGCGGATCGGATATTTCGGCTGTAAAAGTTCCTCTGCAGCGGAATCTCCTGAAATGCCTGTTCCTCCTGAATACCTTCGTTCCATTTCGGCATGATCTCAGCCAGGAACTCATTGGTGTAGATATTCTCCACCAATGTGCGAAGGCCTTCAAAAGCTCCGGTATCCTCCAGGCTGTCAAAGCAGGTGTAGAAATTCCGGTATTCCCGGTCGATTCGGTAGTCGTTCTCACGATACTGCTTGATGATCTTCTTAAAGCCATCCGGGCAGGTGTAATTTGCCGCCTGAATCAGATAATAAGCACTCATCAGAAGCTGATAAGTCTTTGCTGTCCGGTTTCCGAAGTGCATCTTTCCGCGCTTTTCACAGAGTTCCGGAATGGTTAACCGATCCAGCTTTGCACCGGTATCTTCCACTGTCAGACGCTCCAGAATCCATTTCACCAGAATCTGATCCGCTGCAATAAAGGTATCGACATCAACCAGTGCTTCCGGCTGCATCCCGGAGAATGCCATCATGGCATTAAGTCCATCTGACACATGCTTGGACAGCTCATCATAGCGATCACTGTACAGGACACTGTCCATCAGGTTATCCAGGAACGCGATGATATTGCCTGACTTATAGGAGCCGAAGCTCTTCCAGCCCTGCGGCACATCGCAGCCCAGTTGCCTGGCCGTCGCCGTCACAAACATTGTGACAATCAGTTTCTCCATCGTCGGCTTCGGATCAGTGTAGCCAAATTGCTGCTCACAAAGCTTCCAGAAGGAAGGCAGCAAGTCGTATTTCTCTGCCTCAGCTAGGAACTTGTTATCTTTCAGCTCACCGTCCGTGATCATGACGCGCAGCACTTCCTCAAAGGAGCAGGTGCGTGTCTTGCAGATAGCGCTTAGCAGACCGACAAGGATATTCTCCTCGTTGAAGTTCTCTATCTCCAGGTCATAGAAACGCTGCGTGCGCTCTTTGCTGGCAAAGAACTTAATATGTTTTTCGATGATCGGCTTATACTTTTCCTCTATGCCAAGGTCTACAGACAGCAGGGAAGCGCGGTCTGCAAAGAATCGCTTGGAATACAGCATCGTATCTTCCAAATGGTTCTCACGGACATCCGGTTTCGGGAACGGCGCGTAGATCAGGTAATTCGTAGTGGTATCTTCACGTTCCAGAAATCGCTTGGTGGCGAATTGGTTATGTTCTTGCAGGATATATACCTTTGCATTTTCCAGCTCCACACCTTCGATATCCTCTGCGAACTCCGCCTTATCATCGTACCAGAAAACCAGCTTACGGGTATCTCCCGTAAACTCAGCATTCAGCCTATCTATAATTTGTTTTAGGTTTAATTCAGCCATATCTTAATTCTTCTCCTGAATTTCCCAAGAACCTCGAGTTCCGCCTCGCCTCTTCAGCAGTCCGCTTTCTTCCATCTGCGCCATGTGCCGCTGAACCGTTGAACGCGCCACACCGATCTTTTCGGCAAGCGTTCTCTGAGATATGGTGGGGTCATACTTGATAACCGCCAAAATCCGGGCTTGAATGGACTCATCTTTGGCCTCATTGGCCTCATCATTGGACCGATTGGCTTCATTGGTGCCATCGGTGCCAGAAGGATTGGCACCATTGGCCCGATAAATTGTCACCTTAATTCCGTCGCCAAACTCCTCAAACTTCGGCTCAGGGAGCCCCATTTCTTTGCATTGCCGGAACAGACGCGGAAGTCCCGTGCCCCAGCCTTCGATGATCTTCATATACTGAAACGCTTCAGCAATCGCTTTATTTCTGCATTTCGATTTGCCGGAAAGCGCCTCTGCCCGGTTCAGGCCATCATACAGCATGCCCGGAGAACTCACTTCAAGCCGGTCATCAAAGATAGAAACCTGAATCGCCGAAGAATCCAGATAGGAGCGATGCAGAGCTGCGTTGGCGATGACCTCACGGATCGATTTCGTCGGAAGTTCATATCGGTCATGTCGGTAAAGTCCTTCAATCACTGCGCTGCGGTTGATGTGCTTGAGCACAAACTGATAGGCGTCTTCTACCTGATCCTGAACCGGCCCCGGGAATTCCTTTTTGTCGATAAACTCATCCCGTTCTGTTCCCTTAAACAGAGCGCATTGAATCTTGATATTCCGGTCAATCGTCTTCGTCAAAAGAGTGAAGGCGTGTGTCGGTACATAGTCTCTACCTTCTTTAGCGAGAATACCGAAGTCTTCCAGCTTCTCCGCCGTCAAAGGATGCACATTCTCCCGCTCTGCCTCAGTCCTACAGGCAGCCAAAGCAGTCTGATACATGTTATCCATCAGCGTTTTTGTTGCATCTACATCATAGCTTGCGCCAATCTCACGCATCGTGTCATAGGAAATCTGCTGTCCTTCCAACTCCAGTTCGCGCAGTCTCCGCGCATCCGCCGGACGGCTGGTGCCATTTACCCGGATGTAAGCCGATTTCTCCTTACCTACCGCGGCAAGATAGTATGGGCAATAACGCCCATGAAATACCTCAACCTCCAGGACAGTTTTATCTCCTATGGTCTTTGGTGTGATCTCTATATTGATCTGCGGCGTGCAGGCATCTGACACCATATTGGAGATCGCATCGGACAGCTTAAAAGGATTCTGGTCACCAAGCCCCAGAACTTCTCCGGTCTCATCTTCGATACCTACGACGGTCTTTCCACCGGAGGTATTGGCAAACGCAATGATATCCTTCAGAAACTTCTCATGTTTCTTCGGAATTTCTGCTTTAAATTCGACGTGTTTGCCCTCGCCGAATAATTCCTTTTGGACGATCACTCCGGTCACCTCCTTTCTATTTCTTCGCCATAATGTTCTTGGAATCAGCCAGCACCTCATAGAACTTGCCGTCACTCGCAGTTTGGATCTTCCGGTAGTTGACCTTTACGCCATCATCCAAATCTAGCTCTATACGGGACAGCGCCAGATGCGCCAGCTTCTCATCATATTCACGGCATTCCTTCAGCTGCTTCTGCAGTTTCTCACGGCGTTTCGTTGCACCGGCGACCTCGCGGGCGTTGGTGCTGTGGTCGATCATATCCTGCATACGGCTGATCTCGCTCTCATAGATGCGCTGCATTCTGTGCAGGTAATCAATACGCAGGTTTCCGATGGTATCGGCATTGTAGCGATGCAAATAAATCAGAGCCTTGAAGCCGTTCTGTTTGCCGCTGTCGAAGAGCCAGTAGATCGGGCGCTTGCCGGAACCGGTCACAGAATAAGTCTGGCAATGATCCTTGAAGAAATCGTTCAGGAAATAATTCCGGATAACCTCACGAGAGGAATCGCCCTTATTGCCCAACGCCTTGGCGATAAAATCAAGGTTTGCTTCCAACGTGGATTCGCCAAATACGACCTTCAGCCAGGTGCAGAGGCGGGAAACGATATCGTCTTCCAGATACTCTTCATCGGTGATCGGAATCACATTGTCTTCATCCGGCAGGAAAGAAGAATACTTCGAGGAATCCCAATGACCTCCAGCATACGCAATGCCAAAGACATCAAGAGAATATCGGCCAAACATACACCCCACTGCATAAGATAATAAGGATTTTATATCCGTAGCAAGATTTGCTTTGCGTAGCGTAATATCATTAATGTCTTCTGTGCCCATATCTAATGATGACAAATTATATTCTTGCTGGAAAATATTATTTAGCTTTCCTTCGCAAGCTATCATTTGCTGCATTCTTTCATTGGATTCATGTACCCATTGTTCATACGCTTCACTAACTAAACCCTTTTGAGTTTGACACATTGGGTGGATACTGAAGTCCCAGCTTGTTTCGTAACTGTCCCATTCAGATTTAGCTAGCTTTATACACTTCTCAATTAGTTCATTAAATTTTAGATCGGCAACTGGGCAATATGGCAACTTTTTAACATCACCACATTTGTAATCTAGCGTCGGCATTATCATATCTGCCATAGCTTGATAAGGCCTTAGGTTGAAGAGGCCCATAATCTCTTTTGCTTTGCTTCCAACAGCTACCTGACCTTTACTATCAAAAAGATACCCTGAAGGATAATATCTGAGCCCAAATTTTCCACTAGCCAAGGCACTCCATGTGCACCCTTCCTTGAAGTATAAATTTTGACTAGGCCTCACGTGCCCACTTAATTGACTCATGCGGTTTCTGTATATGCTATTAAATCCGATTACTAATTCGTTATTGCCATACCATTTTCTGTAGCTTCCCCCTTTGTTATAAGGAACCCATACCCCTTTTGCATCAAGATCTTCATATGATGTGGCATCCGTAATAAAACGATTAACATCAACTTCAGCCCAATATCTAAGGAAGTCCTCATTCTTTCCTGTATGAATTCCTTCTCGAAGAGTTACTACTTCATCAGCGGGTTGCATCTTAAACAGATTCAACATATTATCACTAATCCAATATGCAAGCGCTGAACCTGGCAGTTCCTTCAATTTATTGCATTTTGCAACAATGCTACTATCCTTCTGTAGAAATGCAGTTTCTTTTGCCTGCTGACTAGAATAGTCCACCAACCTAATAAATGTAGTAGAGTAATCGTTTGTTAGCTGCCTACGTAAAACAAAGCTAGTTGTCTGAACAACTTCTCCACTTATTTCCTCAAATGCTCTCGCTCCAAGATGCGCCATATTAATAAGTGTTGTGCCAAACACTTTTTCGCGTATTTTGGTATAACTTGATAAGAACATCCATTGGTGCTGTGTAATCATCGCTTGGTAGCCTTCTTTTTTTGTGAAACATATACACCGATCAATGAAAACAGCAAACAAATCATTACGTCCATTATTGTAGTTAGCCTTCACATATGCCGATAACAACGCACTCATGTTTCCGTTTCCCATATAGGGCGGATTCGTACAAGTGGTGAGATACTGATCCGTCATTACTTCAGCAATATCAATGATCTCCTGCAGCCTATTCGCCGCAGACTCCGCTCCATTCATATCTAAACTGAGCTGCCCAACCTCCACATTCGGCACAGCAAAGCGGCGCAGCAAATCCCAGTCACGCTTTTCGATGTTCAGGATACTGCCATACTCTTTGGCATCCTTGAATTCAGCGATCAAAGATTTGATTTCCTTCAGCGCCTTCTTACGTTCATCTTCGGACAGACTGCCGCCCATATCTCCAAGAGCAGCATCGGTAATGCCATTACTCTCCTGAATCGCATAGACCTTGCCGGTATTCTCGCCATTCAGAATGCGGCGGTTATACTCCCTTGCCTTCATCATGACGGCAAAGTATGCCATCTGATAGGCACGGTCATCGATATCCAGACCGAACAGATTGTGTTCCAGAATACTTCTGGCGGCATCCCGCTGACCATAACCGGCACTCTCGTAGATCTGCATCAGCACGGAAAATCCATAGACTAATATGTGGCCTGAACCCATACAGGGATCGATCATGGTGATCTGTTCTGGGGTCAGCTCCAGCCGCTCCCGGCGAAGCTCCCGGAGCTTTTCTTCCACTTCCGGTTCCTGCTTTGCCTCTGGCAGATAGTATTTCCATCCGAATTCTGCCGCCAGCTCTGCCTCATCCTTGGATTCGTCCATTGTTCGCAGATGCTCGATCCAGATACGTCCGACAGAGTTTTCAACCATGTAACGAACGATCCAGTCCGGTGTAAAGAGCTGTGTAACCGCAGGTATCTCTTCTTTGCTGATCTTCCCAGACTTGGCAAAGGCCTCATTTTTCGGCTCTGTGTTGTAATACTGATACAGCCAGCCGATGATCTCCACCTGTCCGCCCTGCTCGATATTGAAGTCCGCCTCCGGGATGTCATGCACCAGATGGTAGACGACGCCATCCTGGTCAATCACAGAGAGGTTCAGGAGCAGCTCCGTATAATCACTGGTCTTTTCAAACAGCGCTGGAAGAATCTCATTCAGCGCATTGCACTGCTTGATGAAGAGAAGACGGAACACCTCATCCAGCTTGTTTTCCTGCTTCAGGCGGTAGATTTCCTGCTCTTCCTCCGGTTTGAAGGACAGTTCCACATCAAACGGCGTGGTCACCAGATCCGGCTCCATCTTACCGGAATCGGAGGACAGCACGCGGATATGGGACGGCAGGTAATCGTTGACCTCCATAAAGCGCACAGCAATCAGACGGTTGAACCAGGTATAGGCAACCTCCTCAATCACATACTTATAGGCAATCTGATAGTTGGTATCCTTCTCTTTGGCGCGGATCTTCTCCACAAGAGATTTTCGCTGTTTTACGGCATCTCCGCTGATGGAATATGGCTCCGCAGTGCCGATATCATAGAATTCCGTCGTGCCGGTAGACTGCGGCAGGGCTTTCTGAATCCCATCCACAGTGATGCCCATCAGACCAGCGCGATAACTGATATCCGCGATCAATTTATTCCTTGCCCAGATGGCAAAGTTCTTTATGGCAGTTTTGTTCATGTTCGTGCCATCCCTTCTATCTGTTAAAACTCGACGTTCACGATGTCATTGCCTTCCAGCTCGGCAAGCAGAGTCTTGCGCAGAGCTTCAAGAACCTTATCGATATCCTCTGCATTCTCCAAACGCCAGGAGGATGTATGTGTCATGTTCTTAATCGTTACGTTCTTGGTCTTCTTAACATCATATTTAATCGGCGGTTCAGCAACGATATCGACTGGCTTGCCCTGCTCTTTTGCCTTTCTGGCCGCTTCCTCAGCAGCGCATCTGGCTTCCTCTGCTTTTTTCTCGGCAATCTGGCGATCCAAAGCATCCATCTCATTCATGAGGCGGATCTTTAAAGCGTCTGCCTTATCCGCGAAGCTGCGAAGAGACGATACATTGTTGCAGTGCTCCGCGCCGTCACGGATCTCGCGGAACAGATCGTAATATCGCGAGCGGTTTTCAGCAGCATATTCTTTCGTGTTCAGGACTTCCGTTACTCGCGCCTGCGCCTGATCGATTGCATTCAGAACCGGCTTTTCTTCCCGTTGCAAAATTTCTGTGTAGGCATGCATAAATTCTTCCCGCAGTTCCGGAAGCTTCGGGATATTGGGGTACGGTTTCTCCTGCTTGGTGATATGCCGCATCTCCGCAACGATCTTCTCCAGTTCTTCATCCACGATATAGGTCTTGCTATCATCATAGATGGCCAGCATAACCAACGCTCTGGTGAAGATCTGCAGCTGTTCACCGTCAAAGAAGGCCTTTACTGGTTCAAAGTCCTCAGCAAAGTCATAGTAATCATCTCTGTTCTTGGAAACATATGAGAAGAACTCAATCGGAGACTGAATCTGGATCACCGACTGCATGATCCGTTTTCCGGTATCCAATACCTTCTTTCCGGGGAATGCATATCTCTGATACTGCGGCTCCAGGCGGAGAATCTCGTTGATCGTATTCTGCGCATAACGCTGAAAATTCTTCATGATGCTGTCTTCATCCTCGGCAACGCCTGCAGTTCCAAAGACTTCCTTCATGACATCTCGCACCGCTTTCTTGTCCTTTTCAGGAACACGGATGCGCTCTTCCATCAGCAGTTTCTCGACGAATGATTTCTTCGTGATAAAGCTGATCAACTCCTCTTCCGTCTTATTGTTCTGGTTGACGCTTGCGCCGTTAACGGTAAAGGCAAGGTCGCCGCGCTTAAAGAGCCGCGCCACCAGCCAATGCACGTCGTCCTCCACAAAGCCATATGGAGCCTTCATGAAGCGATCCTTGACCGTCTTCATCGAAGTCTTCATGTGCATATGAGAATTCTGCGCAATGAAGGCAAGTACATCGTCCAGTGCATGGGCATTTGCCTCGGAAGTTGTCTCCAGTCCTAATGTCAGCTGATTAGTGGAATGGAACATCTTCCGGATCTCTGCTTCACCCATGGCAGCATCGATGTAGGAAAGCTTATTATAAACCGTCTGTACCAGTCTGCTGATGGCTTCATTGATCCTGCCGGTCACTTCCTTGGCAGAGGTCTTCACGGTATCGCCATTAACGTAGATTGTCGCATCCTTCAGGCTTTCCGTCAGGTATAGTTTTGCGTTAGCGTTGCGCTCCCGCATCTCCACGCGCTTTGCTTCCTTAATGGTTTCGTACTTGGCAAGCTGGGTGGAAGTATTCAGACGAAGGAACTTTTCAATCTTCAAATACTGGCGGATTTCATCCAGGAATGCCGCATCATTTGGCAGCACTATCAGCACCTCACGGCCCTGCCCGGACATCATGCGAAGCGTAGTCTCATCGTTGCCGCCCTCATACCACGGCGTCAGGATACGTAAGCCCACATCATAGCTCTGGTTTGCTTTATACGGACGATCATCCACGGCCTGATTAAAGCCAAAGGAATATCTGCCATTAAAAGCGGGATAACGATACTTCTTATCCGTAAAGATGTCTTCATAGATCATCTCGGAGACCTTGTTGATGACTTCTGCCATCTCTACGTTCTGGCTGTCGATCTCACGGTTGATCTCCTGCTCTTCATCCGTCAGGAATACATAAAGACTGCCGTTCTTCTGCACCAGCATCTGGCGCATCAGAACTTTCAGTGCATCCTCAACCTTGGCCTTCACAGCGATACGGTCATCATCAATGTTCTCGACCATCAGGCTGGTGATGTTGTCGATATTGGACTCGATCTCCAGAACATACTTGATCATGAAGAGTGTCTTCAGGACATCGATCGCGAAGACATCGCTCTCCTTGTGATCCGGATTGATATAACTGTTATCGTATGCCTTGGTGATAACGCCGCGGTGGCTGTGATCCAGGAAGTTCTCCAGCGCATCATAGAAGCGATGGAACGGCACGATCGCACCGACTTCCTTTTTCTTCAGCGCCATGGCGGACTCTTTGAAGAGCGCCAGCATGGAACGCTCGCCCTCAGATAGATGCTTGCCGGATGCGCCATGCGTGCGGATGGAAGTCAGCACGCTGGCCAGCAGGTTAAACTGATACGGGATAAACGGATAAACATCCGAAAAGTCCCGGTCATTTGCATATAATTTCTTCTCGACGCCATCATTGAATACGATCAGATTCTTAATGATGGTAGCCTTCTGCTCATAGAGCAGGCGCAACGTCTGCGCCGCCGTCTCATTCTTGTCGAGAATTCTCTTTTTGATGACAGTATCGACGTTGGCAGAGGACAACGACAGACGGGTATCAAAGCGACCCTGAATTTTGGAGAAGTCATTACCCTTTACCTTGGTGATGGAGTCGATATCCTGCTGGCTCGTTACGATGATCCAAGCCTTGCCCATGCACTCTCTGCCGAGCTCTTCGGTAACCGTCTGCAGGTTCAGCATCAGTTTGGAATCATCGCCGATGTACTGGCCGATTTCATCAACAAGGAAAACCACATGATGGTTGTTGCCCATGCGGTCGATATAGGACTTCACGCGCTTCGCAAAATCTTCGATGCTGATCTGATAGTCGCCGATCGCGGCATCGCACCAGTTCCAAGCAGCTTTCTCACTCATGTATCCCATATCCACAAGTGCGTCCACAACGCCGTCCTGCTTGGACAGGAACTCATGGCGTTCTTCATACCAGTCATGCCCGGTAACTTTCTGATAGGAAGTCTTGAACTCTTCGTACTTTCCATCTTCTGTCAGCCTCCGCTCAAGATCTGCGATGTAGGGAATTGCACCGCAGAACCCTAGAGAGTTATTGAAGACCTTCAGAAACACATTGACAATCGCATCCTTATTGGACTTTCCGTCAGATTCGCTCTTGGCATCAATGTTAAAGATAATGACATCGGTCGGCGTGTTGGCAGCCAGCTGCATATCCGCCAGAATCATCGGATCAGAAATCTTCTTATCATCGATAAAGTAGTCAATAGCTCTCTTATCGCCGACAACCTCATTGTCCAGTATGTAGGAAAGGATCTTCAGCAAGTGAGATTTACCACTTCCAAAGAAGCCGGAGATCCATACGCCCATCTTGGTCGTGTTTCCGTTGATTCCTTTTGCGTAAGCGGAAAAGAAATCTGCAAAGTGACGCTGCAGTTCCGGGGTCACTACATACTCTTCAAGCTCGGTGGCGATATTGGTTTTTTCACCCTGTCCTGCGATCACGACGCCCTGAATATCTCTGGTGATCGGCTTCTTAAACATTTCCTGAATTCTCATCTTCTATACCTCACTTTACAATCTTGAATGCCCGGTAGTAGTTATCGTCTTTAATCTCATTGAACAGGATCAGTTCCTGCTCGTTATAGGTTCCGGGGAAGAACAGCACCACCGGCGCTTTCAGCACGGACTGATGCAAGTTGTTCAGAATCTTATGGGAACGGAGAAGCGGGTAGCATTTTCCGACTCCGGTCAGGAAGACCACTGCGTTCTCTGGTGTCTGTTCCACAATTTTCTGAATCAGGATGCTGTCATCCTCGTTCATCTTCATGGATGTAGAGGCCGCCCGAACGATATAATCAAAACCGCGCCGTTCCTCATAACGGATGTAGGAATTCACGAAATCCTTGCTCTCCAGATAGTCCATGATCATGTTATAAAGATCAAAGACAACTAGCTCGAATCCGTCCGTTCCCTTCGCGTTTTTCTTTTTCATATATTCGATCCGTTCCCGGACTTCCAGTTCCTTTGCGGGATCGTAATCAAATACCCAGTAGTTGACCTCGTTGGCTCTGCCGCTCGACTGCCGGAATGTCGATTTGCGGATGGCAGCTTCCATTTCATCAAGTCTTTCCTGTAGTCCTGCCATCATCTCACCCCCGTGATTGCTTTTAATTCGTATTCAAGGCCGTGTTCCTGCATCCAGCGTTCCATGACCGGATCGGGAAGTGGCTTGTAGATTTCTCTGACATTCTTTGCTTTGTTCGTAACGCCTGCTTCGTAAAGCATGGACTTATAAGAAACCATAAGTTTCTTGATCGTAGCTTCCATCCACTTGGCTGCTTTCTCGCTTTGTTCCTGCTTGTTTTTAAAGAAGATCCGCAGGTCGCTGTCAGAAAGCTCATTGCTGCCGATAATCATCTTCTCCCGTACCAGCTCATAAACCAGTGCACCAAACAGTGTGTCGTATGCCATTGCCGCAACAAGCGCAAAGAGCTTTTGCGATGCCAGGTCACATGTTTCAAAGACAGGGTAAAAGCTTTCATCCAGGCTCTTTACTCTGGCGGAGACCGTCTGAAAAATCTGTGTGGCGCGGAGAGAGGTCGGAGCGCCAAATATATTTTCTTTTTCGTTCAGGATCCGTATATCATCCCATGACATTCCTTCCGACCGGAGCGACACAACTTTGCGGAACTCCATGAACCAGAAAGAATGCTTTACAGCTCCTGCGCTGTACTCTCTTCTATCCATTGATGCAACTCTCCATCCTCTATTTTACGGAATCACCTGTACCATTTTCCGGACTCGGTTCCGGATCAGGATAGATTTCCATAATATCAGCAGGCTCACAATGCATGTTGAGGCAAATCTTCTCGAGCACATCAACCATGACATTACCGCCATTCTGTAGTTTGTTAAGCGTACCTTGGCTAATGCCGGTCAGCTCCTTGAAATCTTTCTTCTTCATATCTCTGTCGATTAACAGTTTGAATAATTTCTTGTACGAAACAGCCATAGTAAAATACCTCACCTTTATGAGCCAAAACAGTTACAAAACCACTTATCTCATACTCTACCACAAACCGATCGAGATTTCGACTCTATTATCGTGCTTGTGACAATTTTTTCATTGTGCCGCAAGGAATTTTATCTTTTAGTGCCGTCAGGGGATCATGATTTCATTTTCATGGCTGTTTTCCACGGATCATATCTTGTGCAAGCAGTGTATGAGCGTCCATCCGGACCTCATACGCCACTTGTTGGGGTACTCCCAAACCCCTCGAA